CCACCAGGAGCTCCTGCACCACCACCGCCACCAGCACCATCAGCGCCGCTAGAAAAATAACCTAAACCTCCAGGATTTCCTTGGCCAGTTGTTCCGCTACCGGCCGTGCCACCTGAATATGCTGGAACTCCTCCGCCGCCGCCGGCTCCACCACCAGAACCACCATCACCACCTTTACTTCCGGTAGATTGAGTTTGGCCATAACCTCCACCATATGCTGTTACGAGTGATCCAAAAGTTGAATTTGTTCCTGAATTACCTTGTGATGGATATGCAATTCCTGCTCCTCCTCCACCAATCACAACGCCATATGACAATCCAGGAGAAGTTGAAGTTGATACCGATAAAACTCCGCCTGCACCACCACCACCACCTGCATTGTAACCGCCACCACTACCGCCACCACCAACTGCAAGAACTTCAATTAGATATGAAGTTGATGCGAGTGTGTACCAACCTGTATTTCCAGCAACATAAACTTCTAACCAAGTGTTTGAAGAATTCCAACGAATTGTTCCATTAGCCGCTGAAGCAGGCCTCTGAGCAGTTGTTCCTGTTGGCAATACTAAACCACCGACAGCATTACTGGAGTCCACAATACCACCAGCAGCAGAAATGAATACATTACCAGTTAGTGATGTTAGATTGGCCGCAGATGATGAACTGCTTGCTGATCCTGAACCTACATTAGCCCATGATACACCATTTGCTGATTCTAATGTACTTAATGTGGTGTTATATCGAATTGCTCCTGCTGTAGCAGTTGGTCTTTGACCAGTAGTACCAATAGGAACTATAATTGATCCGTTACCTGTTGCTGAGCCAGTATCTAATTGAACAACAGAAACTTGTCCTGTTAATTGTGTAGTTGTAACAGAACTAATTTGATTTGAATTAATCAAACCAGTAATAGCAGTATTACTAACAGAAGCAATCTGTGAAGCAGAAATGCTTGTGTTAGGACTAATTTCGTTAGAAGTAATTAATTGTTGTGACATGATTAAGCTATGTAAGTTCCTGATGAAGTAAATGTGTGAATTGTTTGGCCACCAGAAGATGAAATTATTCCGCCTGTTCCTCTTACTGGTCCTGTATAAGAAATAATTACTACACCTGATCCGCCAGCTGCACCCCCGCCGCCACCGGATCCTCCACCACCACCAGTATTCGATGAGCCAGCTGATCCTGCTATTGCAAATCCTCCAGCACCTCCACCTCCTGTGCCACCTGCACCAGCTGTATTGGTGCTGCCGTCACCTGAGCCTCCGCCACCACCTGCATAATACACACTTGAACCACTAATTGAATTGGTTACTCCTATACCACCGGCGCCAGATGCAGATGCTCCTGTTCCTGGAGTTCCTCCTGAAGCTCCTGCACCGCCCCCACCACCTGACGGATATGGCGATGTAGTATTACCTGCACCTCCAGGATTTCCTTGGCCAACAGTTCCTGAATTACCTGGAGTTGCAACGGTACTTGTTCTTCCTCCGCCACCACCTGATCCACCAGCGCCAGAATTATTATTATTAACATCTCCACCTCGGCCTCCACCAATTCCATTAAAACCAAAAATTGATGAATTTAAACCTGCGGATCCTATTGCGCCTCCTGATCCAACAGTCACAGAATATTGTGTTCCTGGAGTTACAGATATTGCTGCACCAGATAAAACTCCTCCTGCTCCTGCTCCACCACCAGAAGGTCCTCCACTACCTCCACCGCCAGCAACAATTAAATAATTAACAAAATATGGGCCCAACGCAAAGCCGCTAGAATAAGGTAACCATCCCTGATTCGCATCATAATAAACAAAAGCGGCCGATTGTCCGTTTGTAGAAATAATTAAGTTGGCGGTATTACCTTGAATTCTATTTCCGTTTGGAAAAACAATTAAATTATTTGAACTAAAAGTTCTTGCATAGTCTACAATTTGAATTTGTTGGCCAACAGTAGGTGATGCAGGTAAAGTTACTGTTACATTAGCAATTGCAGTATTAACTCCGTAACCACTACCCGCTACAGCAATAAAACTTGTATTCTGAACTGGCTGCCATGAAACTCCACCACCAGAACTTGCAGCACCAGAACCCACATTGGCCCATGCTGTACCATTGGCACTCTCTAATGAACCTAATGTAGTATTGAATCGAATAGCACCCGCTGTTGTAACTGTCGGTCTTTGTGCTGTGTTTCCTACAGGAACAATAATTGCACCAGAACCATTGGCTGATATAACATCCAATTGTGTAGATGTAATTTGTCCAGTAATAATTGTATTAGCTACTGAAGTAATATCGTTTGAGGTTATTTGTTGTAGTGCCATTTTTTAAGCCGTAAATGTTCCTGATGAATTGAAGGTATGATATGTATAACCACCAGATTGCGTAATAGTTCCACCTGTACCTCTTGCAATTGGACTTAAATAACGAACAACTACTATACCTGATCCTCCAGCACCTGATACTCCAGAACCTGATCCACCACCACCCGATCCTGTATTAACTGAAGCACTAGTAGCAGCAGGAGAACCACCGTTTACTCCTCCACCACCACCACCTCCGGATCCTCCTGATCCAGCAGAAGAAGGCGATGATATTGCACCGCCGCCGCCACCAGCATATGATGATCCATTTGACCAAGTGTATCCGCTTCCGCCATTACCTGCGTTTGTTCCGCTAGCGTTTGATCCTGAAGAAGTTGCACCGCCTCCACCTCCACCACCGTAATAAACTGGTGCGTATCCTAACCCTCCTGGATTTCCTTGGCCGGAAGTTCCTGATCCTGCAGCACCGCCGCCGTTATTTCCACCACCACCACCTGATCCACCAGCACCAGCATTAGCAACGCCGCCGTTATTTCCTCCGCCGTAACCACCACCAATTGCTGCCAAATTAAATGCAGTAGTATTAGTACCGGCGTTTCCGTTTGCATTTGCTCCAGCAGCAATAGATGCACCGCCGCCACCAATAACAAAACTATAAGATGTTCCTGAAGTGACTAATACAGAAGCACCAACCAATACACCTCCAGCACCTCCACCGCCACCATTATTTGTTCCACCAGAAGCTCCACCAGCAATTATTAAATAATCAATTGAATAATTTCCTACTGAATATCCTGATGAATAATTAAGCCATCCTTTTGTTGCATCAACATAAACAAGATTAACAGCTTGGCCATTAGTTGAAATGGTTACGTTTGAAGTGTTGCCTTGAATTTTGTTTCCGTTTGGATATAAAATTAAATTATTGGAACTAAAAGATTGATTGTAGTCAACAAAAGTTAATAAGCTTCCTATGGTTGGACTTGAAGGTAAAGTTACTGTTACGTTAGCAATTGCTGTATTAACAGCATAACCGTTACCAGCAACAGCAATAAAGCTATTATTTTGTACCGCTTGCCAAGAAACACCACCGCCACCAGAACTAGTTGCTGATCCTGAACCTACATTAGCCCATGCACTTCCATTAGCACTTTCTAATGTATTCAGAGTTGTATTGTAACGAATATAACCTGCTGACGCTGCCGGCCTTTGGGCTGTGTTTCCAATAGGAATTAATATTGCACCAGTGCCATTTGCTGAAGCAAAATCTATTTGAACATTACTGATTGCTCCGTTGGCAATTTGTGTACCAGTGATTGTATTGTTGGCAATTTGTGATGCAGTAATTGTGTTGTTAGCTATACTTGTATTTGTAATTCCATAACTAGCAATTTGTGCAGAAGTTACCGCACCAGCCTGAATTTTTGATGTAGTAACAGAGTTATCTAGTGGAACTAAACCTACACTTATTGATTGTTGTGCTGCACGAATTGCTGCACCATTCGCTGGAGCAGAAGTAAATACTAAATTGTTTCCAGAAATAGAATAGTTGGCTGGGCTTGTTTGTGTAATACCATTAACTGTAACAGAAACTCCGTTGGCTGCTGGTGGAGTTTGTGATAGTGTGAATGATGTATTTGATCCGTTACCAGTAAAATTGGTGACAACCGGATTAAATAATCCAGTAGCCAAATGATAATACTGAATAGCACCAGTAGCAATCTGTGCTGATGTAACTGTGTTGGCTGCTGGTGATACACCAGAGTTTACGAAGTTACGATATACAACAACAATATTATTAGGATATGCAGCAGAAGGTGGTGAAGTAAATGTAAGTGTGTTTAAATTAGAAACAAGATAAGCAACACCCGGATCTTGTACCACATTATTAACAATAACTTCAATGTCAGATTCGGTTGTAACGGAACGAGATAGATTGAATGTGGTTGTTACTGCATTACCACTAAAGTGATCGTATGATGTTGATGAGTATCCAAAACTATCTGGCCGAGATCCTAAAAATGTCATAGTTTAATCCCTATGAAATTTGTAATACTGATAGAATTGCATCCGCTGAATTGGTAACACTAGAAACAACTTGTACCGAATCGCCTGCTTTAAGTACCAATTTTTGATCACCGCCAACAACTACGATTGTACCACCAATAGGTACTGTAGCATTGTTAACAATATAGGTTGCCGCATATGAGTTAGAAGAATCTAAAACATAAGCAGAGATTTGAATTGTATTTGATGTGGTACGGTTGGCCACGGACAAACCAATCACAGTAGATTGTGTGGCGGCTGGTGTCTGGTAGACCGTTGTATTGGCTAAACCAATACCTGGTTTTAACGAATTAGTGAATGAATTGGCCATTATTGATATCTCATATTATTGTTTATATTTATCCTGACTATCCAAGAGCTATAGAATATGCTAAAGCCGTAGAAACAGCAATCAATACTGCATTGGAGGTGGCTGCCGTGGTACTAGAATTAGATGAAACCGAATCACTCAAAGTAACTGAGGCACCACCAGTAGAATAAGGTGTTCCGTTAGCATAGAATAATCCGTTGGTGTAAACAGCATTTGCATAAAGGTTACCAGCAATACCGGCACCACCAGAAATTGTAATAGCTCCTGTAACATTTGAAGTGGCCACCGTAGTATCTGTGATGACCAACCGACCTGTCATTGTGTCGCCAGATTTTAATACTGTTGAGTATGCTCTAGTGTTGGCTGTATTTGCTTGAGCATATCCAGAAGCCGCATAGTTGTTAACTGCTGTAATATTGGTAGCATTAGTATTACCAGCGGCATATGCAGCCCAAGCAGCATTGTTTGCTGTGGTAATATTGGTATTCTGTGTAAGGTTAACACCTTCAATAACATCCAATCTAGTATTTTGTGTTAAATCAACACTTTGAATAATAGAAATTGTTGTATTTTGGTTTGTATTGATTGTTTCAATACTTTGTAATCTGGTATTCTGAGTTACATCAACACCAATAGTTACGTTTGCTTGTGCATATGCAGCTGCAGCATATTGGTTTACAGCCGTAATATTGGTAGCATTGGTATTGCCAGCAGCAAAGGCAGCCCACGCAGCATTATTTGCTGTGGTGATATTGGTATTTTGGGTAAGGTCAACACCTTGTGTAACAATAGTATTCGCTGAAGCAGTATTGGCCTGATTGAATGCGGCTTGAGCCAAACTAATAGCATTGTTTACATCACCGGTAGTAACACCTTGAGTTGTTTTAATTTCGATAGAGGCACCAGATGCCGGTGCTTCAGATAATGTAAGAACATTATTTGCAAGTGTATATGAACTTGTTAATTGTAATACACCATTAATATTAACAAGAACACAATAAACGTTGGTTGGTGTTGATGTTAAAGAAAAAGATGTTGTTGATCCATCTCCAACATAAACATCATCCGAAATAACAAAAGAAACGGCATTTGCATAAACTGTTGTTGTTCCACCACCTCCACCGTTACTTGTGGCAGTAGAAGAAATTGTAATCTTTTTATTGATTGTATCAGTAGAGATACTGATATTATTACCTGCAACAAACGATAAAGTATCCGCAGCACTTGTTGCAAGTATTAATGACGAATTGGAATTGATTGTTGCAAAAGAATTGGCTGATGTTTCACTTTGAATATAAGTGATTGTGCCTGAAGCATTTTTATAATACAGCCTTCCATCGGCGTAATTTAGAGCCAACTCACCAAAAGCTAGTGATGGTGGTACATTACCTGTAGCGCCCGATTTTTTTAACTGTATGTTTGTATTTGCCATCTACTTAAAAACTTCCGCCGTCCTTTATAGTATCTGTTATCTCATTTGAAAAAACATCTACTGTTTTTGTTGTTTTTGCTTCGTCAATCTTTTTACGCTTGGCGGGAGTTAATTGCAAATAATCAATTTGTTCCTTTAATTCTTTAATCATTTTATCATAAGTTAACCGAGTTTTTTGGTGCAAATCTCGTTCTTTTACCAACTCATTTCTAAAAGTATCAATATGTTGAACTTGGTGTTTTACATTTTCAAATTCATCTTTTCGACTTCTTAATTCATTCAACTCTTTATTTAAATCTTCAAGTTTTGAATTTAAATTGGTAATTTCAGTTTCATTTTCAGAATTCCTATTTGCTTCCATGACAGACAATTCTTCAATTCGTTTTGCCTGTTCATTGACCAGTTCTTCAGTAACTCTTGCGTTTGCCTGTAACGAAATATTTCGAATGATAGCATCCGTCATTGTTCTCGTTAGTGTTTCAATATAATAATTCAAATACTTTTCGTTATTCATTTCAAGCTCCTTATTATAAATTAATTACAAAGTATATTTAGAACTGGCCTCCATCAAGAGCCGATGACCATACTGGAACTCCAGCATTAGTAACAGTAAGAATCTGATTTGACCAAGTTTGGTCAGCAGTACCTGCTGCGGCAGTAACTTGAATTGCGCCTATTCCATTGCCGTATGTGATACCGTTTGTAGTAAAGGTTGCTGCGCCTGTACCGCCTCTGACTACACCTAATGTTCCAGAACCAATCTGTGAAGTGTCGATATTGATATCAGCACCAGTAGCAGCAGTAACCCGACCATATGCATCAACAGTAAGCGATGTAATTGTTTTTGCAGTAGAGAGAGTACCAGTCAATACATAATTTGAGTTGGCTAATTGACCAACTGCGTCAGTTCCGTTACCAATTAATAAACCACCACTAGAGAATGTTGCAACACCAGTACCGCCTTGAGCTACTGTTAATCCTGCAATTGCTTGTGTTGTGTAGTTTGTTACACGACCATAAACATCAGTTGTTAAATTGTTTACTGTGGAATTAGATGTAATCGATGTGTTGATTGACGATACGTTAGCTAACTGACCTAAACCATTCGTACCTGAACCAATAACAACTTGACCGGTTGCAAATGAAGATTGTCCTGTACCACCAGAAGTAACAGGTAATGCTGTTGTTAAACTTAAAGCACCAGAACTAATCGTTGTGGCAATGACGTTACCCTTAAAGTAACTAGCATTAACGTTTGCGGTACGGAAACTAGCATCAGCCACATCAATTTCATTATTTGCGTTGAGTGCTTTGTTGTAGTTATCGAATACATAGAATTCTCTATTGCCTGCATTACGGAACACACCAGTTGCTCTTTGTGAACCATCGTTGTATGCACCAGCAAAACCAATATCAACAGCATCAGAGGTGGTGTTGTTTGAGGCCAAATAAATCATTGGGTCTGCAACATTTAATGTTTGCGTATTGATGGTTGTTTGTGTACCAAGAACAGTTAAACTACCATTAATGGTTAAACTACTATCGATAGTTTGTAAAGAAATTGGAGTGTTAGCACGAACAACGGAAGTATCTACGTCAAATGTTACTGTATCGGTAGCACTTGCAGTAGAAGTAATACCTGCACCACCAACGAGTGTTAATGTATCGCCACCAGAAATAACTTGACTTGCGCCGCCATCAGCAGCAACAGTAAATGATGTAGTAATGCCAGCAGTAGAAACAGCAAGAATACGACCGTTAGCACCAATATTTAAAACAGGAATTTGTGTAGTAGAACCGTATGAACCAGCAGTAAGACCAGGAACCGCATTAAGAGCAGCATTCAATGTGATGGCGGCCGAACCATCAAAAGATTGTGCTGAAGCAGTAATATCTGTACCAGAAATCGAGAAGTTTCTTGCGTTGGTTAATTGGTCTGCCTTGTCAGCAATACCAGTCAAACGACCAGCAAACATACCATTGGCATCACGTTTTACCAATGTGCTAGCAGTGTTGGCTGCCGTGGCCGCATCTAAAGTAGAGGTATAATATTGACCACCTACGTTAACAACACCGGTACCAGCAGGAGAGCCTAGGTAAAGGGTATTCGATGAGTATGAATAGGCAAACTCACCGGCCTGCAACGATACAGGACGTCCTGTAGTTACCGACCGTTTGATTAAAATATTAGTATTGGCCATTTCTCAATCCTTTTTTTATTTTTATGGATGCCATGTGTTATTTATTAAAACGTACCACCATCAACCAAGTTAATGACGGCATTTGATATGTAATTCGGACCACCTATTTGAATGATATCTCCGTACTGGTCTCCAATGAATAATGTATTGGACTTAAAAGAATAAGCCAATTCACCATCATCCAATAGGCTTGGCCTAGTGTTTGCATACGACCGGAGTATCTGTATCGTGGTATTAGCCATTAAAACAATCCGGCGTCAACATTTTTTAAATCTAATGGTAAGGTACCAGCATTTACAACAGCAAAACTATTGGTATTGGCAACATAAGTGATAACATCACCATTATGAACACCGGCTAATTCTAAATCTGTTGCACTTTTGAGTGTTCTTGTTCCACCATAATTAATCTCAGTAGCGGTAGGTACTGTTCCTGTACCAACCCTTACTTTAATAACTGCTGGTTGTGTTACTCTGACATTAGGCATTGTTTACCTCGTTACACGGGGTGAAACGTCTATAATTCCTTCTAAAATTCTTGTTTTCACATTGGTGCTGGCATCAGAAATGACGGCATCGTATACATAACGACCAGGAGCTATATTGGCTGTGGTATTTGCAGCTAATTCTAAGGTAACAGTACCTTGCCCAACATTAATTGAACTAGAAAAAGTTGCAGTAGCGTTTGCGGAATAATAAGATTTACGCATCTGACTGGATGCTGTGTATCCGGCAAGATTGTATGTTTCACCATACACATCATCTAAAGTGATGGTTGTGGTAAATGTAGTACCTTGTTCTAAGTATAGATTACTGTATGCTGCCGGCATTTATGTTCCTATTATATCCTATTGTATATTTATTTAATTTCCATCTAAGCTCAGGAGTAAATGCGCTTCTTAAACTCTTGGAACTCGTTTCCGGAATTTCTAGGCCGGAACGTAAAAAATCGAAATTTTTACTTTTTAAGTTTTTCGACTTCAGAACTTAATTCCTTGATTGCTTCAACTAATAACGGAATCAAGCGCTCATAATGAATGGTCAAATATTTTTCATCAATAGGTGCCGGTACAACAACTTCTGGTAGCACTTTTTGAACTTCTTGAGCAGAAAGACCAACTTCAGTTCTATCTGTATAACCTAGTGACTGAGCTAAATCATTGGCTTTATAATAGAAACCATTTAATGACTTTAACTTTTCTAAAGCACCAGTAATGTTCTCTAAACGATTTTTCAATCTATCGTCAGAGTAATATGAAGTGATGTTGTTAGTAGCACGGATCTCACCAGCGGTACCAGAAGCAGCAGTACCTATACCAATTGATCCGAACTGAACACTCGATGCCGTAGCAATAGCTTGTGGTAAAGAAAGTGTTGGTGTGGTTGTACCAGTTACAACAACTTGATTGGCTGTTCCTGTAATAGAAACCACCGCTGATGTATTACTAGAAGCAGCAGTAATTCTACCTTGTTGGTCAACAGTAATATTAGCTGCTGTATAGCTTCCTGGAGTAACTGCTGTGTTTGCAATTTGTGAAGCAGTCATTACACCAGTAATTTTGGTGTTAGCTAAAGAAGTAATAAATGATGGATTTGCATATGAACTGGTAATGTATACACCATTGTTTACAGTATTTGCATTACCTGTGATATTTGTGTTTAGATAACCTGTGCCGGCACCGGTGATTGATAAGGATTGTGCCGATACAAAACCAGCAACCGTTACATTACCAGCAACTGAGCCATTCAATACTAAAGAAAGTGAGTTTGCTGTTATTTGGCCACCGGTGATTAAACTACCACCAATAGTTGCATTGTTTGATACTGCTAATGATGTACCTGTTCCGTAAATACCAACGTTGGAGAACGAACCATTTGCAATTGCACCTAAACCACCAACAGTAAGTTGATTTTGAATATAAGCAGAAGAACCAACACCTTGAACTTGTAAACCGCCGGCAATAACGGCGTTGTTAGCAACCTGTAAACCTAAAATGGGAGCATTTAGATATAATGTTCCTGATGGTTTGATATAGTTGTTAGCAGCGAAATCGTTATTTTCTCTAACCAAAGAGTTGGTTGTTACAACCCAATCACCAAAGGTGTTAGCATAACTTAAAATTGATACGGTATTAGCCAAGATATTTACCCCTTATTATTAATCTGTGTAACATTTCCATCCCTTGTAGGTTTTTTGTTTACCTTGTGCTATTGCCGACATAGAACCTTGATTTAAATTGTATTTTCTGCAAAATTCTGATAAATTACTTGTTTCAAAATTTCTACCCTCAGGATCAATTAATTGCCAAGTTTTCATTGTAATCAATGAATGCTTAGGTATTTTTCCTTTTTTAGCCAAAGACATATTCTTTCTATGTTCCTTGGTTTTATTATAACTTGTTACATTATGTATCATTTTTCCATTTATACCAAAACAACCTTTATTAATTAACATTGGATTGTTCCAATTTTCTTTAATTAAATTTTGTTCAAAAATAAAAGCATCTTCTTTAGTATAAAAATCTGCAAGAACCATATAATTAAATTCTTCAAATACTGGTTTTATATTTTTAGAACTTGAAAAATATGTACCGCCTAAATCTAATTCTGAATATACCGAATTGGCCCAGCGAGAACCAAAATAAAATTTTCCAGTGATTTTATGTGTTAATTTATAAACATATGGAAAATTATTAGCCATTTTTAATTTTTACCTATGAGTTGCAACATCAACAGTTTGATTTCTTTGATATCATTTTTAACATCAGCAATATCTGTTTTCATTCTATTTATTTCTTGTCGTTGAGATGCTAAAAAGTTACGTTTGTTTTGATATTCTTGTAATCCATTAATATCTCTGTTAATAAGAGCCATTGAATTTGTATCACGAACCATTGTAGTACCAGGAATAGGAATTAAACTCATTTTTTACACCGTTGTATTTACGTTAGAAGGAAGAGCAAGAGCACGCATATCAGCCACAAACGGAACAGCAGTTTTATCTGTTGTTGTTAATACAATCTTAATAGCAAATTGGCTGAAAGAAGTATATTTCTGACCATTCGTGCTTGTGTATGTTACATAACCATTGGCAGTATTATTGATACCTGGAGCATATGTGTATTCATACAAATCACTTCTGGTTTGTGAGAAAGTCGATTGACTACTATTAGTCATTGTCATTAACTGCCAAACACTATCATTGAATTGTTGTGTATCATTTCTACTTAAAATCTTGTAGTATACCATAATGTTTGTATTGACTGGTCTATAAGCAGTCAAGTATACAACTAAGTCACCAGAATCTAAAGAAGCATCTAATACGACTTTCTTAGTTACATATTTTGTTTTGGCGGGACCACCAGCCTTAGATGTTTCACCAGAAATAATAACTGTTGCACCAGTACCTGGAGCAGAATTAGCATCAGTAATAGTAATTGTAGGTGTTGTAATGTAACCAGAACCACCGTTTGTAAAGTATACAGATTGAATTACACCATTAGCAATATTGGCAGCAGCCTGTGCAACAGAACCAGAATCACCTGTTGGTGCTGATACTGTTACTGTGGTTGTATTAACATTGTAACCAGAACCGCCGCTTGTTAAGGTGATTAAATTGTTAGACAATGAACAGTTATCAATATTCCATGTAATTGCGTATGTGGATAATCCAGCATCAGAAATAATAGGACTTACTGAATTATCATTCGATGTCAATGTTGTATATAATGAAAATGATTGTGTTGTATTAGCTAATAATACACGTTCACCTTTACCATCATTTAAATAAATGTCATCAGCAGTAGCGGTACCAAATTTACCTGGAGTAATGTTTACTGTGCCAGCAGGTAATCCACTAGATGACAATGTAGCATTATATGAATAGTTAATGTTGGTAGTAGTTGGTGTAAAATCAGTAGTTGTAATATTAAAAGCATCTACTAATACGTCAGCATTTGAAACAGAATCAATTACAGAGGATACGTTGTTAGCATTTAAGAAATAATCAAGAGATTGATCAATCAATGCTCTTTGTGGTAACTTCTTAGGAACAATATATTGAATTGATGGAGTTACAGATGTGTTGAATACACAACGATCCATTACAAACATTAATGATTGATTTTGGTCAGCCGTCCATGTTTGAGCATTTTGTGATAAGAATAATGCACCAACATAAGGAGCACCACCAATCTTTGTTATAGTAGCTGGTGTTGGATCGGTTGGTAAATTCTTAACTGATGAAGATAAAGCTGTATCACCATTAGCAGCAGTCCACAATGTGTATTCACTACTATTTGATTTTACAATGAAAGAATACAGCACACCAGGTTGAATATAGATTGGTGAATTGAATGTAAATTCAGTATATGTACTTGCAGTTAAGTAATGTGGTGTAGATGATAAATTAACATCACTAGGATTTAAAGTAACAATAGAATGGTCTAATGTTTCACCGTTTGGATAACCATTTTGTGTACCAACAATAGACAATGTAACAGGCGAATTATCTGTGGTTGGTTTGGTTCTGAAGAATAATTTGACAGAATTCAAGAACAGACCATTTGGATAATTGTCTTTAGATACAATAAATGTTTGTGCTACTGGATCCCAAGGACTGTATGTTGTTACAATAGAATTTGTATTGGCATACTGAGTTGCTGTAAATGTGCCTTTTGCACCAGAAGGTGAAGCACCAAAGTCAACAGTCTGTTGTGTTGTCTGTAAACCTTGAGCATAGTAAGTACCTTGAGCATATGATGTAGCAGAATCTAAGTTGCCGTTTACACCATTGTCTACACGCAATACTCTTTCGCCTGTGTGGAACTGATTTGCTGGAATATTAAAGATTCCATAAAAAGAACCTGTTCTGTTGGTTGTGAATGTTCCGATGGAATATACATCACCATTAGCAGAAGTAATACTTGTTGCTAAATTGGCAGTCTTGGTTGTTCCGTTGTAAGCACTAATTACAGCAGATTGTCCAGCACCTGTTCCAGCATTAATATAGATTGTATTACCTATGTAATAATTATCAGTAGAAGATGCTAGAGGTGACAATTGAACACGAGCAGTAGAGATGGCATTGTTTACACGGCCACCAAAATGTTCAGAACTTACAATTGTTCCGCTTGCCGTTGTTGATTGATATACACCACCAGCATTAAAGAAAGCGTTTTGAATCGTTCCTGATGTGCTACCAGAAGAACTATATTTGGTAGATTGGCCATCGGCAGCAAGATACAATCTTGTATTTGATGTATTTGGATAGTTATAGATTCCAACTACTCTTGATGTTCCATAGAAAGAACCGGAAGAATAATAACCAATAACTTGGTCTTCAGCAAATGTACCTGACACACCTGTTAATTCAACCACGTTTGTTTTACGAACATAGTTAGAAACATCAGTATTATCAAAACGGACACCAACTGGAGTATTAAACAACATATTATTAACACGAACAACAACTTGTTGTGGTCTGATATAAGGAAGAATACTAATATCAGTAATGTAGTTATTGTTTAAAGCGTATGTATTACCTAACTTGTCGTAAGGACCAAGAATATCTGTTTTAGCTTGTTGTCTTACATCATAAGTGGTTGTTGCGGTATAACCTACATCTAAACCAAATGGACCATGGAAAGCACCGTGATTTTCTCTGTTGTAACTTGTTGTATATGATGTACCTGAAATTGTTTTCCAATCTCCAGCAGACAATACATTAATTGCTTGTGTATTGGCACGGAAAATTTGTAGATTCGGATCGGTAATCAACAATGCTGGTGCATAGTTTGTATCAACCCAGTTATCTACGTTTGGAGATAATGTTAAAGTACCTTCTCTTGTTGCATATGAGAATGGGTTAGCATTAACAGTTCTTGATGCAATTCTTTGTGTAATTGCATTTGCAGTTGTATATGGCAAACTAAAATAATTTACATAACCATCAGATTTAATAGAATAACCTAAAGCTGCGGATGTTGCAGAAGAAGGCATACCCAAGTTATAAGCTGTTGCCAATGCTTTTAATGGATAGTTCTTAACATTTTGTGTTGCTGTTAATCTTCTCTCACGGCGATTAATCGTTGCTGAATAATCATCGCTATATGTATCTGCTGTTGCATAAGAACTAAAATCGTCAACCAAAATACCATTTTTAAATCTATTCAAACCAAAGGCATCAGAAATTTGAAGATTCTGTGCTTTTTGTTCTAACATACTTAATGATGTATAATATTCAACTTGATTAATACGACTTTCAAGACCAGCAATATCTTGCATGGTATAGCGTTTATGTTTAACTTTTTCAATATTCAAATCTGAAACATAACCATTAGGTGCTTCTGTTGGAATGTAACCAGTATATGGATTGTGAGTTAATTTAGCTACAACTAATGAACCATCAGGTTCAGCAGGGAATAATGGGTTGATAGAAGGAGTACCTTCAACAATTTGAAAACTTCTATCTTTACTTAAAATTAGTTTATCTTTTCTTCCCAAATAATATGTGTAATCACCAGTAAATGTTGATAAATCTACAGGCAAGAAAATACCTTTATTAGAAGCCGAATTTGAATAACGTAATTCCCATGATGTTGTTGCATTTAATCTAGCGGGTCTAAAATCAATACAATCTCTCAATGAATAAATTGTTCCGTGGGTGCTAATAAACGGAGGAATTTGTTGATATGATTCGTTTGTGTAAGAGTTAACACTAAAATAACCATCACCACCAGAATGTTGATAGTAATCCACCATCACAAGAATGTTACCAATTGGTTGTGAATAACCGGGTTTTAAAGTGATAGAAGCGTGGTCATAATAAGAATCTCTTTGACCATTATCAAAACTATAACGATTGGTAATATCATAAGTGGAACTTGATAACATAGCCAATGAAGGTACTGTATTGGCATTACCAGTATCAATAACCTTAACAATACGTTTAACGTCAGAAAGATATAAAGATTGTTTTTGTCCTGGTGTCACTAGTCCAGCATTACGAATATAAATTTGACCAGTTGAAGTTAATGTTGTGTTATCTACAAAAGTATATGATCCAACAGCAGTATTACTTGTATTGATTGAAGTTGTGTTTGCACGAATTAAAGTTTTGTTCTTTAGAATGTGACCAGTATTTTGGCCATTTGTAACATATACTTTCTCGTAGATTGTGGCAGTAAATGTACCTGTTGGTCCACCAACGTCAGTAGCACTTAATGTGGCAACAGATTTAGTTGCATCTAAAGTAATCGTTCTACCTACTGTTGTCCAAGGTACCACATCACCAACGTTCAATGTGCAACCAGCACCTTTGGCAGTTACAACAATAATGAAGTTTTGTTTCTTGGTGTCGTTTGATAATGTTGCACCACCAGTACCAAAATGTTGAACAACGTCTTGATAATCACCTTGATAATTAATAGTAGCAGAAACACCAGAACCAGAAGTAGTAAATGAAACGCTTCTGTGAACTTGTTGTGTTGTATACGATGTATCCACCAATGTTGAAACATATGGATTACCAATCGTAAACACTAATTCTGGCACAGTTGGATTTTGTAACTGTGTATCACCTGTCATCAAACCACCAACACGACCTTGTGTATTGATAGTTGAAACACCATAAATGGTTGCTGGGTAAGAAGATTTTGATACATTGATGATAGATTCAATATCTTTAGTATCAAAATTCAAAGAGAATGTTGATGTAGCGTCAGGTGTTACTGTCCAGTTTTGGTTAACGGTAGCAGTTCTTGTTGAACCATTGTAAGATGTAATTGTTCTAAAGTCACCAGCATCTGTACCACCAGTAATAGAGATATCTACACCGGTATAAGCATTAGCTACTGTTGTAAATGAACTTGGGAAAGTAATTGTATTAACTGTTCCTGATACGGCAGTATTACTTACAACTTGATTTTGTAAATTGGTAACATACATCTTATAGTTGTATGTGTTGGCCGCAGTATCACTTGTAGAACTGTCATAAACGATGGCTCTTACGTTGGCGGTTGCAACCAAGGTAGAATTGTAATATGCTGAATTGGCAACAACTACGTTACTAGAAGATACACAATGTAGGTCAATTGTACCATAAGTTGTTGTATCGAAGAAAGAACCGTTTGATGTACCATTTAAATTATTAACATAGAAATAAGAACCAAAGTCAATATAAACTGGATTATTATTCTGTGAAGCAGTTGTTCTTGCACGATTTGATGTTAACTCAGTATCAGATTGATTCTCTAAACGATACCCGTGAACGTATGCAACTCCTTTACCAACACTCATAATATATGTGTTGTTTGCTGGATCAGCAGTATTTGCTTTTGGTGTTAATTTAAAGTCATTAACAACATAGTCACCATTAGTTTCATAATCACGTTTAGCAAAATAATCATCAATAACATTGTAAACAGAACCTTCTACAATCTTAACAATTTGGCCTTCATTAATACGAAGTAATTCAATAAATCCTTCATCATCACCTAATGTTAATGGTCGTGTTTCAAGCTTTAAAGAAATTTTGTAACGGTCTGCGCCTGGTGCTTGATAGTTTGAAGCACCAATTGCTGGATCTAATAAGGAAGAATCACCAATAAAAGTCTGAATTGATTCTGTAATGTTTAGACCAATACGGCTTGACGGTGTATTGCTATACTTAGAAACCACAACAGTTTGTGGATCAACTTGAACAAATGTTCCGTTAGAAATTTCGATACCGTCAGAACGAGTGTAGTTACTAGAAATGTAAAATACACCTTGTGCAATAGAAACAATTGAACTATTACCAGTTGCACTATTGGTGGCCACAGCGGCCGCCAAATTTGAACCAGAATCGTAAATTACATCACTTTCAACAAAATGTGTTCCGGTTTTATAAGAAAGAATTAATGTCGGAGGATCATCTGATGCAGCAGTTCCTGTGGCCGCAACAGTTGCTAATACTTGAGCAACAACTGTACCGGAAGCATTTTGAATAATTTTATTGTTGAATTGAGTTACATCTACAGCTACGCTGTTGTAGGTTTGTTGCAACTTAACATAAGAACAGTTTAAGTTACTTGTAATTTGTCCACCAGTTACAGGTGAGTTTTGTTTAAAAATGTTGTCAGCAAATTTGGTGACTTGGTCTTGAAGAATACTTTGGGCTTGTGTTAATTCTCTGGCTTGAACTGCATAACCAGGCTTAAACAAAATACGATGGTAATTTTTCGATGGGTCAAAATCATCATAATATGGATCAACGTTAAAATTCAGCGACATTTTTATTTTACCTTAGTTAGCATTTGTTTTCCGTCTACGCTTCTATATTTCCAAGAATAAACAGTTTTGTAATTTAGCATATTTATCTGACAATAATTCATCTTCAAGTGGTTTTTAGTACCCGAGAATAAATTTGAACTGCTCAATACCATCAGAACTTCTTTGAACCGAGGTTCTATTTTGAATATATGCCAAATAACCTGAGAATGGCACAAAGTCTGGATTACTTACACCCAACAAAGTTCTAGCAGTTAATGAAGAATTTCCATAAACGGTAGCATCTAGTGTTGGAGTTCCTTTTATATTTATGAGCTTAACCACATTGGCTGCTGCATCAAAACTTAATACTGTTGCTTTAAAACTTGCATTTAATGGAGAATCTCCTTGATATACAATTTCATCAGGAACGTATGAACCGAAACCTGATGCTAAAATCAAGTCTGTGGTTGTTTTATAAATGCTTCCGTTTGCAGGATTGGGAGCGGTCTTTAAAGAAATTGGATTAATTAAGATGCCAACTTGTCTAAAGTCTATGTCAGTTGGAAGATATCCACTTTCACTACCATTAAATTCGGCAGTTAACATAATGTGTGAACAACCTAATTCTGATACGTTGTCAAACCCGTGGCCACCAATAGGACTGACTGGAACCTTGAAGGAGGCGCCCGAACCAATGTCGCTAATGACTGATACGTTTGCGTATGTATAATTCTTTCCTGTGTTGGTTACAGTAACATCGGTAATAACACCATTAGTGATGGCAAGTGTGCCTGCGGCACCAATACCATCACCAGTAACTTCCATTGTAATCGTGGCATTTGCTTGGTCGTAACCTGTACCACCATTTACCACATTAATTACGTCAATATTACCATAACCGGCATCATTTTCAATAGGATTAGGTATGTTTGAACCTACTGGCACAGGCATCCAAACCGTGTCCATAAATGTCTTTTTGGCACCAATATCGATAGTATACACATATTTCCACTTGTAACCATCAACGTCTTGAAAAATATTGTTTGTGCCATAGTTTCCTGGTTTAAAGAACGGCTCTTGTGTTGAAGGTGTACCTTTATTATTCCATAAACACTTGAAAACTTGGTCAAAACGATTTTTTACATAAAACTCATAAATTAAAAATCCATTTTGGTCAACTTGAAACATATCAATATCATCTCGATAATAATCGTATACTTGACCTGAAGTCCAATTGATTCTTTGAATAACTGGAGCAATGTTATTTGTTAATACTTTTTTAGCTACAAATATATTAGCATATACAGATTTTATGTATTGCTGGTCTTGTGTTGGTTGTGGAGGATCAAACTCATCAGGCCAAGGTTCAACTTTAGACAAAAATACATAAGTCGCATTAATTGGTAGACTGGTCGAAGGTAGTACCGCAGTTGGGGCATAGTAAGATTGCTCTACTTGACCAACCTTAGAACCATAAGTTAATAGTGATTTATTTGCCATAGTATGTATTTATTAGCTGAAGGATATCTTAACGTAGGTGTTTGCTAAATCATTATTAAAACAATAATATTTAACAAAAGCAGTTGCTGTGCCACCTAAATTGAATGTTGTTGCACCAACAGATGAATTGATTGCAGAACATCCATGAGTAATTGTTCTTGTTGCGCCACCACCAGTATTAGGATTAGTAATAATCACTTCTGCTTCTAACCCTGCGCCAAATCCTGTTGGAGTAATTGTTAATGCAGCACCAACGGTAGCTCTTACCATCATTTCTGTGGCCATATTAATTGTGATTGCAGTTTGTGTACCAGTATATGTGTTTGATTTATTAATAATTCCGTTAGCAGCATATATGGTGCTTGCAACATTCAAATTTCCAGCAATAGTTGTATTACCAGAAATATATGTGTTTGATGATAACAATGATGTATTACCAGAACTGGCATTAATAACTCTAACTGCTGTATTCGTACCAATTGGTGTAGCAAGAATGGTAACCGATGTTCCGTGTGCTGTATCAGTAAAGTTTTCTAACGCTGTAATATCAATACGAGCATCTGCAGCAGCATTGAATACTGTATTACCATAACCAAAAGATGAATAACGACCAAGAACGTCACCAGATTGTGTTGGTGTTGGAGTGTTTGCAGCACCTCTTGCGTGACGAGTTAAGTAGTTTGGCACAACAACAGTACCAATCGCATCGAGTGCTATTCTAGCCGAGGATCCATCTTTACCTGTGACTTGAACAATATAACCAGGACTTGATGGAATTAAAATGGCACCAGAATTTGAAGCAGTAAATGTTGCTAATGGAGTAAAATCGCCAAGTGAAGTATATGTTGAACGAACAAACTCAGTAATAATATTACCGGTTGTTGTTAAGTCACCATTTAATGTTACTGTTGTATTTGCTAGAGCAGCATTAGCCAGAGCCAATGCGGTATTGGCGGTTGAAAGTGCCAAGTTAATGCTCGTATTTTGACCAGCATTAATAACACCAGATTGTGTTGTATAACCAAACAATGTTACAGAATTAGATTCTAGTTGTTGGATTCTAGTGTTTTGTTCGCCATTAATTACGGTGCTTATATTTTGCCGAGTATTTGTTGTATTTGCTAAATCAAATGCACCTTGTGCTTTACTGTCAACAAAAGTAATATTGGTGTTCTGTGTTAAGTCTACACCTTGAATAATACTGATGGCAGTATTTTGGTTACTATTGATAGTTTCAATAGAATTGATTCTAGTATTCTGCGATGTATTAATACCTTGATTGACGATAGTGTTGCCAGTAGCTGTATTAGCTACATCAAAAGCAGATTGTGTGTAATTTGCTGGTGCGGCCGCAACAGATTGAATACTGCCGTCAGCAAAAGTCAGATAAGATTGTGTGTTTAATGTTAAACCTGTAGACGTTATTTTTGCTACAACATTTGACGCTTGGCCACCACCAGCAATAAACTTTAACTGACCTGATGTAGAAGTTGAACCTATAATCAAATTACCATATTTTTGGCCAGAAGTACCTTGAACATACAGATAACCATCGTTAGGCTGAACAGCGTTTCCAATATTATTAAATTCTGAACCAGGTTGATAATTTTTGTTTGCCCAACCCATGTCAATAAAGTTAGTTGAATCTGAACCACCAGAACCGGTATTCGCAGTTACAACGATATCAGCAGTACCACCATCATTTGTATTAACAAGATTGGTTTGAATATAGGAATCACCATCTAGTGCAAATTGCGCAATCGTGTTAGGTAAATTTTGATGGTTTAGACCAACATTTAAAATTTCATGTGAATATAAACCTTGAGCTAAAGTATGAGCAGTAAACTTACCTGTTATATTTGTTGGAATATCCACACCCACAAATAAAGAATTTGCGGTATTAGCATTTAATGATGTTAATAATGGTAGTTGTGAAATTTTTACTGTTGACATTTGTTACCCTAAAAGAATTAATTGGTCATCTTCTGTTGTTATTGTATTTCCAAACTCATCCGTTATCTCTGGATAGTATTGGGTACCTAGTGGTCCAAAAATTAATACATTTGTTGTTGAGAATACTCTATTTACTGACATCAATGAGGTAGAAGCATTTGCAAAATTTGAATTTACATAAACAGAACCGGTTACATAATTGATGTTGGTTACTGTTTTACCTGTATTGTTTGCAATTAATACAGTATCACCTATATGTAGAATATCTTTCAATGGATAAGCAGTATTTGCGTAATTTCCATTGTTTATAATATCATATGAACCCGTCAAGGATGTTATATTTATGACATTACTTCCAGAATTGGCTTTAATGTAAGCAACGTTGGCATAAGAAAGCCAAGTATTGTCTTTTAGTATGGCCGTGTTTGATCCGCCAGCGGTTACAGAGATAACATCAGAAGTAACTATAAATCCATTAACATCAGTCATTACCAGTCTACTGTTGGATGATATAATGTTGGCTAAATTAGCGCCAACCAAAGCATTGAATTTAACAATGTTATTACTTGTATTGTTAAAGTTAGCTTGCATAGTTACATAAGAACCTGGATCACCAGTATAGAAACCTAAGGTGTGTCCTTGATTTGTAACTGACTCAGTAGTAAAATTATCTAATCCGTCTGCTCGAATCACAAAACGACCAAGAACTTTTGTTCCTGTTGGATGCAATAAATTTAAAAGAATATCTCTATAATTTGCAATTTCTTTTTCTAGTGTAATCTGATAAGTGTAGTTATTATAGTCTTGGCTCTGTAATACATCAAAAGAACTTAATTGTCCTCTTGTACCAATGTATTGACCTGCACCAGATACTAATCCATTAACAAATATGGCATTCGCCTTTGCGGTACCATCACCATAAGAAATGACTCCCGTAGAATCAAATCTGGTACTAGTGTTGTATGAACTATAACGATTAGTTAAATCAATATAAATGTTTTTATTTTTGACTTTTAACTTTTGATTAAAATTAGGAATTGTATTATAATCCAACACTCTTAAGCGATACATGGAAGCTGCCGTATTGGCCAAAGTATACAAAGGTTCAATTTTTTGAACTTTAGCAAAATAGGTTGCAGATTCTTGAGAGGTGCCTTGATAAATGATATCACCTTCTTGTGGTAAACCTGAAATAAACACATTGTTAACACACAAGTCTTGAACTTTGAGTGAAATTGTTGGAACTTTAACGTAATCAGCACCAGGATCAGTAACCAAAATTGATGAAATGGATCCTACACGATCAAAAGTTGAACCAAATGTTGCGCCATCACCCAAAATACCAGGAACAGTTAATATGGCATTAGCAGCTGCCACATTTGATGATATAATTGAAACTGCTGGTACACTAGTTTGTTGGTAGTTTGTTCCACCTAATGGATAAAATTGAAATGCTGAATTTGGATTAGTATATGTGTAATCAACAACTATAATTGAACCGTTAGCGTTAACGGAGATAATATTAGCATGAGCACCAACGCCAGATCCACCAGTTAAAACAATCGTATCATTTGCACGATATCCACTACCAGCATTTATAATCTGGATTGGCGCTAAAATACCTAGATTTCTAATGTTTCCAATGATGGCAGCATTATCAGTTGGAAATAATGAAGATGCATCAATCGTTGGTGCATCATCTAATCCTGTACCATTATTGTCCAGTAGAACGGCAGAAAGTGGATACGTTGTGAATGATAAAAAGTTAAATGCATTGGCCAATGAACAAGTTAAATTGGCTCTGGTATTTGCAACAAAACTGTAATTATTTGCATTTAATTTAATCAAAGATTGATTTTGAATTGTATCGCTAGGAATAAGAGTTACGTTAGCAGTTTTTCTTGGATCGGGATTTATACTTGAAACATGAGCCACAATACCAGCCGAAGCCGGACTAATGTTAATGATTGTATTAGGAGAACTTCTATATCCATATCCACCATTAATAACTCTAATGTTTTGTAAAGAACCTTTTGTTGTAGCATAAACAGTTGCAGCTGCACCATCACCTGCAGGTGAATTTAAACCACCACTAATTCCTACTGGATCACCTGGTTTATATAATAAACCTCTATTGTTAGGATTAACTTCAATACGATTTACTTGGCCAACGATTTTAGCTCTAAGTGGCTGGCCACCAACTTGAATTTCTTGATTATCAGAATCTAAAATTCTAATAAACTCACCAGATTGAAAATCTCGTTGAATATTTGAAATATAAATTATGGTCTTTACGCCATCATATACGGTGTTTTCAATTGTTGCTAATGCTTTGGTAGTTTCACCAAACACACTATAATTTTTAATATTTAAAAAATTAACATCACTAGAAGCAATATTTAAACTTTTTGAAATATACCATTGGCCATCAGATGCTCTCAATACTGCATCTTTGGTGTAAAAGAAGTCTACCGGAGAATCATAAAGGACTCGGAACAAAAATTCATATGATGCTGGTGTGCCTTTTGATTTGTAAAGTTCTTTAGCAATCTTAGCAACTTTAGTTTTATCAGCAAGAATATTTTTTGGAAAATAAGAAAGAAAATCATTATAGAAATAATCAACAAATTCATCCGGAGTCTTATCAATATCTCTATAATTTAATAAGTTTTTGGTTCTATCTGTTATTTGTTTTTCTTGTTCAAGCCACTCATAATATGCTTTAAGAAACAATACAAAATTAACGTATTGAGGATCATCCCGAACAAATTCAGGTAACTGTGATGGTACCAGTAACGATGTTAAGTGATTATTTTCTATCATGAACTTTTGGCAGTTACATTAACCACAACAGCGGTGCTGTCATATGGATCAATTGTTATAATTCTGTTATAATCCGATGAAATAATAGAAGTTGTTGGTTTAACTGAAACGGATAATTCACCTAAAGTATTATTAACATTATATGGATTAAATGATGTCAAAGTAATAATACCGTCACGATAGTCTATTGTTCCAGCGTTTGCGTTTAAAATAATCTTAACATTGGTTGAATCATTGTAATATGTTCTTAGTGTGCCGTAACGGCCTTTGAGATTAACAACCGCAACGGCATTTTTACCTGTAGTATCACCACTCCTTGGTGTAATAACGGCAATCGCTTGTGTATAACCTACACCAGCAGTATCAACAACAATACTAGAAACGCTACCATTAACTACCACAGCATGAGCCGTTGCACCAGTGCCGTCACCTCGAATCGTAACCGTTGGTACATCTTGATAATTAAAACCAGGATTCAATACAGAGATAGATTCTACACCATCAGTTTGACTTGGAACTTCTTCTAAAAATACACCACCAATAACTTCGGTTAAATTAGAACGATTTAGAAATTCCATAGAAGGTACACTAACAACACCACTCGTATACATATTTTTCTCTAAAGAAGAATTATAATATAGTTTATAAGTTGTGCTTGAGGTTAAATTAGGTAAAAACTTCTTTTCCATTCTAATGTCATATTGACTTGTAATGATTGATGAATCATAATTTTGAATGGCACTTAATAAATCATATCCATTAAATGTTGAATTAAATGTATTCAAAGTGTTTGTTGCAAAACTTCTAATTGCATCACCTACACCACTTTGAATTTGAACTGAAGTTTTTGATGTTTTCTTTGGATCATATAACACATCAACAACCAACTTTAAATAAGTGTAGTCTGGATCAACAATTGTTGGTGACACAGTAACCACACTAATTGGTTTAATAACTTCATCAATAATTTTTGATTTTTGTGTATCTGTTAATTTGTAAGCGCCGGCAGGTTTTAATGAAACAAACACTTGGCCATAAACAGGAGTATCGTTTTGTTCTCCGCCCCACACATTAACCGCATCAAAAGAAATACCTAATTTGTTTCCTTGTAAAGCAACAATATAATCATTTTTATTTACGGCACGATTTTGTGCTGCATATGTTTTTGGCGCTTGAAACTTGATTGAATCGATTGTTTCTCTTTCACCACCGTTTGATGCTGATGTGATTGGATACACCACAGTATTCGAGTAACCACCAACTGTGTCCATTAATACAAAGTTATTAGCGCCAAACGCATTTAATGCACCCGTAACAAGATAAGAAACTTTTACAATATTTCCATCTGTTAATTTTTTACCAACAATTCCATCACCAAAATAAACTTGATAGTAACCATCAACACTTTCTTGTAAAAAATAAACTTTAGATGTGCCAGATAAGGCCAAGTAATCTGAAGCAGCAGAATATACTTCAACCAAACCATCTGATGTTGAAGTTTGAACAGTAACAACCAATGTGGTTGTGTCTATATTGTCTTGGGGTATTTCGAATGTATAAGTCGGATTTGCAGTGGCATTAACAGTAAATGATAATGATGCTGGTAATCCTTGTTTCAATTCAACACTACTGAAATATGCTGTATTGTTTGAAACATTAACTGTTTTAGCATCAAAAGTAACAAAGTTATAGTTTACACCATCAATAGCTTCAGATAAGAATGAAGTAAATTTAGGTAAAGTTAATGATGAATCTGTAACTTGATTGACTTTAAGGTTAATAGTTGCTGCTGGAGCAATAGCAGATTTTGGAGTATAATTTAAAAGTTTGGCATGAGAAACAACAGAACTTCTTTGTATAGCAGAATCTAAGAACATTTCATTACCAACCATATTCAGATAGAAGGCATTGTATTGTGTATTATATGCAAGAATATCCAAAAGCGTAGAAAGTGCTGAACCTTCATAATTATAATCTTTAAGTGTGTCTTGTGACTTCAAATATTGCTTTAGATTGGTCTTAATTGTATTAAAATCCAAATTTGTCATCTGAATATTAGAATTAGCTCCTGCCATTTTATCTATTTCTCTCTAAAAGGAGTGTTACTGTGGTTGGTAATGATGCATTTTCTATATAAAAAGTTAATGTTACATCATAAGCATTTTTGTCTGGATTAGCACTTACGATCACCTCGGTCAAAGTAGCTCTAGGCTCATAGTTTGAAATGGTATTTTCAATCTCTCTTTGTAATGCAGATGCTGTAATAGGTGAAACCATTTCAAATAGAATTAAATCTAAATTTGAACCTAATTCTGGATTAAACAATCTTTCGTAGTGTCGTGTCAACAACAGATTACGAATTGACCTAATTACCGCCTGTGCATCGTAACTAAGTGCAACGTCACCAGCACCAGGTTTCTTGGTAAAGGTGAAATCTATATCAGAATATATTTTGTTTACGGTTGCCATTGTTTATTTATTCAGGTGCCGTGGTAGTACCAGAAGTATCTCCACCACCTTTAACTCCAGTATGAGCGTGACTGTTATAGATTGCTCTATCTGCTGCCATTGACCTAATAGCATCAGAAACCGTAATTGCCTTGGCAATACCAGTACCACCGTAAGCAGGTAAGGCATTCATCGCACCAAAGTTACCTAGTTTAGTCTGCATATAGACAGTAGATATGATTGTACCTGGAATACCAGCAGTTAACGGTACAGGTACACCGGCAGAAATTCCACCAGAAGTTACAATAGCACCAGGAAGAACACTCCACGGAATCGGTGACCCAGCACTAATATAACCCGGAGTTACAAAACCAAGTTTAGCATAACTTTGCATACCCGCAGTGATATTATTTGTAGCGGAAATACTAAGTGTAGATGATATTCCACCACGAACCGCCAAATCAGCATTAATGTATACATTTTGTGCTGACATTGTAATATCTTCTTTTGAAGTCAAATCCATGTCGCCAGAAGATGTTACTTTAGTAGTTCCCTTTACTGTTTGTACCAAATTACCTTTAACAAACTGTGTAGAATTGCCCTCTATGTTCATAATAGAATCTCCCTTAATATTGACCACACAGGCACCACCAACAGTTATATTACATTGACCTTTGATAGAAACATTTTTACCACCAATAATAATTTCATATCCGTCACCATAGATTTTATGAACTTCTGTACCGTTAGGTTGCATCTCCATGAAAGAACCTGAACGATGTTGAAGCCTTAGTCGTTCTTTTCCCGGCGTATCGTCCATTTCAACGGAATGACCAGATTCAGATTGTTGTATTTTATTGTATGGATATTTGGGTGGATTACTAGGATCCACCACAATAGGTTCTGTCCATGAACTATCTGTTGCCATAATTTTCCTTAAATTATCGGGGTAGTGTTGGTAACACTAGCTGCCGTATCCTGTATTGTCGTTATTTCTGCTTTAATTGGATCAGTAACCGTTTTAACGGCATCCGTTATACTTCCAGTTGCAATCGTTTTAATTTCAGTAATTGCTGAAGTTAGTTCTGAAGTTGCTTCAGCTAAACAAGCTTGTAAAAGTGCTTGTAGTTCTGCTGGAGCATTTTGAATCTCTTGAATAATTTCAGCCATCTTTTGTACATAAGCTTGTAACTCTTTAATTTGCTCTTGAACAGGTTCAACTTCTTTCTGTATTGCTTTTACTCTAGCTTTAGCTGATGAAATTTGTTGTTTAATATCTTCAACTGCAGGAGTAGAAGCTATACTAGCAAAAAATCCTTCAATTGTTGTTCTTAATCCGCCAACAAATAACATAATTTCTGCTTTTGCTTTGGCTAAGTCTTTATTTGTAATGGCACAGATATCACAGTTGTGTGCTCTTTCTTTATAAGCCTTTTCTAAAGCAGTACCTTCAAACACACCTCTTGCTAATGGTGCTGTTAACGGCTTGCCAATTTCTTCTTGTTTCTGTCCTGCTGGTGGTTTTGGTGCCGCTGCAATTTCTGCGGGTGTTCGTGGGTCTTGAAATCCTTTATCTCCGCCAATAGAAGGTTTGATGCCTGGATATATTCCAATAACAACAGGTGATTGGCCAGATTCTCCGTCTTGAAAGAATCCCATCACATAATCACCTTCTTTAGGTGTAGAGAAACTTGTGGCTGCGTTTGGTGCAGCCATACAAGCCACCCAAGGTAAATCTGCCGTAGGAATTAACTGTTTATTTTCTGTGTGGTGACCAAAAATACGAACTTGAACACGACCCATTTTTAATGGATCCATTCGGCTCTCTACTACGCCAACCCACCAAGAAAATCCGTCTTTACCAATAAAATTTTCCATTATGCCTCTTCAGCTGCTTTCCAAACCGGATCACCATTATTAACATTCATTGGTGAAGTTGGTGAACTATCTTTCGCCAATTCTAAAATTGTTTTATATCTGTTTGGAACTTCAATCATATGCCTTACTGCTGTTACCAAATATTTACCAGAATATAATTTATCCAAATCTTTCGAATCATTTGATGGTTTTAATGTCATCAATTTAAAATTAACCACTCGACCCACAGCAATACCTGGATCACCAGGTATAGAAATTTTCATTGTGGTGTAATTTGCCAAAGAAATTTGTGCTGTTCTGTTTGGAACATAAGTTTCAATAAAAATATCTTTGCCTACACCAGATTCAGCCTGTTTGATATAAGGAATACTCGTTTGATTTGAATTGCCTATAACAACTTTAATTGCACTTTCATAAGATTCATTGTTTGTTTTACCCAAACGATTCTTATAATTGTTACCAACATCACCTGGATTTAGTGAAGTGGATTGTGCTTTAAACTTTTTATAATCAAAATTAGTTACTTTATATGACCTTGTTAGTGGGTCGATTGAAATCAATTGATTGGCCATTGTACCAGAACTAATTTCATTTAACATATCATACGGTTTACCAAATTCATAATCAAGAACAGTTAATACTTTCTCTTGCATACTTTGTTCTTTTTCATCAAGGTTTTTTACCTGATACTTATAATCAGCATACACCGAGTCTTTAAACATTGTCTGAATCGACCTAAAATTAAATCCACCCCGTGTTTGAAAGAATAAGAAATCGGCACCAGGTGAAGTTTTTGGTCTAGCATAACAAGATAACCAACTAATTGCTTCAAAAGGTTTTAATCTTGGAATTAAAAAATCATAAACACCTGTGGATTCTTCAACAATTTCAATTTTATTAGGTTCAACTTTTAAGTAATCGGTCAAAATACTTTTAACCATTACATTAATTTTTTTACCTTTGTAAGACTTACTTATCTTTAATTGTTCAGACAATAGTAATTCTTCTGAACAGAAGTATAATGTATAAGTTTCCGAATTCAAATTACCTGACGGGTTTCTATCACCAACCTTATACACCCTAAAGATTTGGTCGTTGGTGTTGTTACCTCCACTCGTTTTACCAAAACTAACTTCAATGAATTCATTACCGGTTAACTGTAATGCTTCCAAGAATCCTTGAGCATCAATTAAAGTAATCTCACCTGAAACTACGAAACTAAAAAGGTCCTCATAATAGGACATACTTACCAACAATTTTTTTAGTTCGGTTCTTTGGCCACTAGCACTCAAAAAGTTTAATGTATTTAACGAATAGTCTTGGGGGTAACCAACACCAGAGGTTTCACTATCACCCGATAAAAAATCTTCTTCCATATTATACAGCCATCAAGTTTTGAAATTCGGTTTCCAGTTGGTCAACATATTTCTTATTCAATATGTTAATTGTTCTTTTGGATTCATTTAAAGATAATTCATAATCATAGATACTAACTGGTCGTTTAGTAACACTAATTGTAACTGGACCTGTTGGTAGTGTTACAGTTTTATTTGTTTCTAATAGAGTAATATAGGTGCCTACATCAATTTTAATTATTTCCGCGGTTTGTGTTTGAGTATTAATATCAAATTGAGTTACAATTTTCTCATAGTGATGAATTTCTGAAGTAGTTTCAATGTTTGGATACTTACTCTGTATATATCGATAGAATACCTTAGAACTCAACGGCCAATCCCATTGCGGGTCGAGTAATTGATTGGCAAACAAAACAATCCAATATCTATAAGATGAACCGTAATACTTATGTGCAACAATTTCTGGTGTATCATCTTCTTGTAAATTATATTGATAATAAACTACTGAATTTTTTAAAATAGAAGGCAACATACTGGCTCTTGCCATAATATTAGTAGCAATTCTGGAGATTCCAGAATCGTTGGTGTAAATTATCTTTGGTAGAGAATCAAAGTATTGCATTTTTAGTAACCACCTTCAATTTTTGTTCTATCAACAAGAGAAATTTCTTTGAAATCCAATGTCAATGTTGTTTGTACCGGTGCACCATCCGAATGAGCAGTCCATCCGTTAGGCGCATAATCTACTGTAATATTTTGAATAACACTTTCCGCAACTTTACTAATGTTTTTGTTTTCAGCACCGTTATATAAAAATTTAAGATTAAATGTTGCGGGTATTACAAAGAACATACCTGCGGCAGACTTTGTAATTTTAGGTAAAGAATACTTTTTAAATGTAGTTACAATATTCTTTACTGCTTGTGCTTCTTCTTTGGAATAAGGAGTAAATGTAAAAGCTAATTGATAAGTTCTAAAATCGATACCATCAAATAACAATTGCATCTTTGGGTTAACAGCAAGACCTTGTGTAGATAATGCTAATTTAGCTGCGTCTGTTTGTGAAGTTGAAATAACTTTCGAAATGAGACCTGGCTTTTGACCTTCTTTAGGAGCAGTAACTTGGCCACCTACACTTAACAATGAAGTGCTACCATATTGTGCAGCGTAGGTAAAGTTAAGTGTGTCTGGCATATATAAAGAAATTGTAGCCACATTAGTTTTTGTTCTGGCATTTAAAGACAAGTTAACACTTTTGGCAGCATCATATAAACCTAAAACAGTATTTTTTGCTGCATCAAACCAGTTATCATTTGATGGTTGAAATGCTGATACGGCTTTATCGTAGGTGGCTTCATTTACTTCATTAACACTAAATTGAACCACATGGCCTCTGGTGGCTGAACTTAAATCTCTTGGATATTGTAAAAAAGATGAACCGTATTTGCTTCCAAATAAAGCACTTAACGGACCTGTAATAGCACCAGGAATACTTACGCCACCGATTGATGTTGGAATTGAGATTAATGCCATGGAGTTTCTCTTTAAAGATTGATTATACATATTTATATCGAATACCAACAATAACAATTTAATAATATGGCTAAAAATTCACCTTATACTGGAAAATTTGTACCAAGAAACCCAAAGAAGTATGTTGGAGATGTTAATAATATAATTTATAGAAGTTCCTGGGAATGCAAAGTCATGTCGTGGTTGGATAATAATTCAAATATTTTAAGTTGGGGAAGTGAAGAATTTTATATAAAATACATCAGTCCGATTGACAATAAGCCTCATAGATATTTTCCTGATTTTATCGTTAAGATGAGAACTAGAGATGGAACACTTAAAACAATGGTGTTGGAGGTTAAACCTAAAAAACAAACGATCCAACCGGAAATTCGTAAAAGAATCACTAAACAATACCTTAATGAAGTTACTACATGGGGTGTCAACCAATCCAAATGGAAAGCAGCAGAAGAATACTGTTTAGATCGTGGATGGGTATTTCAATTAATTACGGAAGACCATCTCGGACTCTAACTAAATAATCAAATGGCATCTAAACTTACTGAACTCGCACAGCAAAAAACAACATCGGAACTCCAGACTATGTCTAGAGATTCTATGAAATGGTTGACCAAAAAGATTGCGAATATTAACAATCCTGGTGCCATTGCCGATGGTATGAGTGCTGAGAAGTTTAGGCAGACCAACAAGTTTAGATTAGGTGGTCTATATTGTTTTTTCTATGACCCCAAGACCAAAGATTCATTACCATATTATGATACTTTTCCTTTGGTTCTGGCACTTGAACGATATAATGATGGATTTTTAGGGTTGAACCTACATTACTTGCCACTCCGTTACAGATTGGCATTTTTGACTAAGCTGATGGATTTCGCCTCCTATGACGATAAAAATGAGATTCAAAGGTTACGCATCACTTATGATATTTTAAGCGCATCCAAGCGCCTTAAAGAGTTCAAACCATGCATTAAAAAGTATTTAACAAGTCACATCCAGTCAAATATACTTACCATTCAGCCAAATGAGTGGGATGTGGCAGCTTTTCTGCCTATCCAACAGTTCAAGAAGGCTTCAGCAGGTAAGGTATGGCAAGAATCCGTAGAAAGTATAAGGAACTAAAATGGCAGGCAGTATAAATGAATTTAAATCGAGTTTTACAAAGGATGTAGCGAGAACTAATAGGTTTGATGTTTCCATTCCTATACCATTAACTCTGATTCCTTATATTTCATCAGCTAAAAATGTAAACTATCGTTGTGAATCTGCTAATTTACCTGGAAGAACTTTTGGTACTATTGAACAAAAAACATATGGTCCAATCGAAAAGTTTCCGTATATGAATACTTACAACGATTTGGATTTAACATTTATTGTTGATGATGATATGAACCAAAAAGTATTCTTTGATGCATGGATGAGTTATATTAATCCATTATATAATTATAATTATAGATATAAAAGTGATTATTCAACCGTAATTACTGTTAATCAATATGATGTATCAAATCAATTATCATATTCAATTAATTTGTATGATGCTTATCCTGTTTCCATGAATCAAATGGATTTAAATTGGGCAGATGAAGGTTATCATAAGATTTCAGTAACATTTGCGTACACATACTGGCAGAACAATTCTGTGCAAGCGATGGGAATGCAGTTGGTGGATGCTGGTATCAATGCTGTAACATCATTAGTACCTGGTGGTTTAGGTGGATCAGCAGTCGGTAATTTAACAGGATTAACAAACAATTTACCAAATAGGATTTCAAATTTTTAAGATGATTTTATCATAAGGAGTTATTATGGCTTTACCAAAACTTGATGTGCCAACATATGAGATAGAATTGCCGATATCTAAAAAGAAAATTAAGTATCGGCCTTTCCTTGTTAAAGAACAGAGAAATCTGTTAATGGCGTTAGAATCAAACGAGTCCAGTACAATTCAACAAAATGTTCGTGATATTTTAGATAATTGCACTATTACAGAAGGTATCGATATTGATTCTTTACCTATTGTTGATGTTGAATATTACTTTATCAATCTTCGTGGTAAATCGGTGGGTGAAGTTGTAGAATCCAAATACCGTTGCAACAATGAAGTGAATGGTAAAGAATGTGGCAATATCATGGAAAAAGAAATCAATTTGAACGAGATTAAAGTTGAAGTTGATGAAACTAATAATCCAGAAATTCAATTGACTAATAAAATTGTTATCAAAATGAAATATCCAGAATTTGGTATTGTAAGACAATCAATGAAGTATAAAGATGTTACGGATTTAACATTTAATATGATTGCTGAAAGTATCGAATACATCTATGATGGTGAACAATTCTATTACGCACATGAAGCTCAACCAGGCGAAATGATGGATTTTGTTGAATCTATGAATCAAGAGCAATTCCTAAAACTTGAACAGTTTTTTGATAAGTTACCAAAACTACAAGAAACAGTTGAAATGGATTGCAAGAAATGTGGCTTTCACCACAAAATTCTGGTCGAAGGGCTAGAAAATTTTTTCGGTTAACACTTCGTCATGACAATTTAAAGAACTATTATAGAACAAATTTTAGTTTAATGCAGCACCACAAATACAGCTTGACCGAACTTGAAAATATGATGCCTTGGGAACGAGATATTTACATCTCTATGTTGATCCAATTTATTGAAGAAGAAAACGCTAAGATAAAAGAAAGACAGACGAGAAAGTAAATGGACTACCAACAAGCCAAAGACACCAGAAAGAAATCTTTTGGTGATTTAATGTCGGAAAAAATTACCGGCGGTGAAGGCATTGGTTCGTCTTTCAAAAAAACAGTCTCCGAAAAAACAAAAGCAAAAATGGTTGGAATGAAAGAATCTTTCGACCCTATGAATATCGCCAAGAAATTAACTGGCGGTAGTAATCTTGCGGCCGCAGTAGTTGGTAAAATGACAGGTCGTAGTCAAGAACACATGGAGTATTTCACTGGTAAGAAGCCAGGTAAAGGTGGTTCGAATGGCAGTTTAGATAAAGAAACTATGTCTAGTGCTGTAGAAATTCTTGGTTTAATTTATCGTGAAATGCAAAGAGCGAATGAAGATAAGTTATCTCAACAAAAATCAAAAGGTAATACTAAAGAAACAAAGTCTGATAAAGACAAAAAAGAAAATGACCTTTTAATTGAGGCATTAACTGGTAAAAAGAAAACTAGAAATCAAAAGAAAGCCGATAGAAGGCGTGAAAAGAAATCCGAGAAAAAAGGCAAAACGGCTGAATATATTAGTAGTGGCACCAAAGGAACATCAGGTAAAGCTGGATTAGGGAATGCCCCTTCAGTTGGTGGTAACATATCCAAAGGAGCAACAACGGCAAAATCAGGAATTGGTGCCGCAGCCGGCGGTGTTACCGCTGCCGGCGGCGCAGTTGGTGGAGGTGCCGCAACAGTTGGTGGAGGTGCCGCAGCAGTTGGTGGAGGTGCCGCAGCAGTTGGTGGAGGTGCCGCAGCAGTTGGTGGTGCCGCAGTTATTGGTGGTGTTGTTGCTGCCGGCGGTTTGATGGGTTATGCTTCTAAAGTAATTGCCTCACATGAAGGTTTACCAAAAGGTGGTAAAGCATATTACGATCCACACAATCAAAAACAATTGGTTTCTGTTGGATTCGGTCATCAAATTCAGCCACATGAATACAAACAAGGATTCATCCAAGCAGGTAATGACCAGATACCAATCAAAGGTGAAAAAGGTATTGATACTGTTGTTTCTTCAACTCAAGCACAGAATTTGTTATCTGCTGACTTACCAAAATATGAAGAACGTGCCAAGAAGCCATTGGGTGATTCTTGGAATAAATTAAACGACAATCAAAAGACAGCACTAATATCTTATGCTTATAACACGGGTAGCACCAAGAGTTTAGTTGATGCAGGTTTAAAAGGTGCTATTGATAATGGTGATACACAAGGTGCCGCCAAAATTATTCGTGAAAAAGGTATCAGAACTGCTGGTGGTGTTGAGAATAAAGGCCTTGTCAAAAGAAGAAATGAAGAAGCCAACCTGTTTGCAGAAGAAGAAATTAAATCGACAGAAGGTAGCACCACACCATCCGGTCCAGTAAGTGTAAATGTCACTAAAGGTGCTGAAGAACAAAAGACCGCAGCTGATAGTGCTTCTAAAGTCGGTAGTGGAACATTAATGCAAAACATCAAACTCAAAGATTCAACTGTTGATGTTGATGGTTTAAATGGCCAAGTCAAAGCTAATTTTGCTAGAATGGCACAAGAATATTTTATGGTCACCGGCAAAAGAATACAGGTAAATTCTGCCTTCAGGTCAATGGCTGAACAAGAAGAATTATATAAAACAAAACCTCCAGGTATTGCTGCCAAACCAGGTTCATCAATGCACAATTATGGTTTTGCTATTGATATTAATTCAGGTGATGCCAATGCTTTGGTTCAAATGGGTTTGATGCAAAAATGGGGTTTTGAAAGACCGGTTATGCCAAAAGAAACCTGGCACATTGCACCAAAAGGTTTATCACACGATTTGGCCAAAAAAGGAATATTCTCGGCTGATGCTCCAGTTGACCAAGGTGGTAAATCTACTGCTGCGGTA